AATTTATTTGCTTAATATTAACTATTTAATCTTACAGGCTACCTATTCAAAAATATACTCACATTTCATGTAAAAAATGTCTTTTTTATGAAAATATAATATATATAGTATTATGAGTAATACAACTAAAAAAAAACGTTTAAATAATAATGTTATATTAGACTTTGACAAACCACCGTCAAAACCAAAAATATTAGATGAATATAAAACTGAAGATGATGTTAAAGGTATATCAAATAAAGCTAGATACAGAATGGCTAAATTGGCATATGAAGAACAATTAAACGCATGGAATGCACAACTTAAGCGCAGGAAAAGAATTCAGAGCGCTAATAATGCATCACCTAGAACAACGAGAACTGCATCAACAACAAAAAAAAAACGATCCAGATTGACCCAACCAAACCAATTCAACGAAGATATATTGAATAGGAATTCAAATAAAGAATCTCAGTCAAAACCAAGTATCGAAACAGACAAAATTAAGGAACAACCCAAAAATGTACAACAAATTCAAACACCAGAAATTGAAACACTAATTCAAAAAACATCACCCCAAAATACTTCAAATAATATATCTAGTTCACAACCACCAATAAATGAATCATTACAAAAGCGGGATAATGATATAAAAGATAATAATATATCACGTACGTCATCGCGGGATTTTTCAATACAATCAGAGAGTGATAATGATAGTGATACTAATACTGATACTGATATTGATAGAAATAGAAATGGATTATCACCATCATCAGAATTTTCACTAGATTCAAGACCAACCTCTGTTGCTACAACTGAACCCATGACAGAGGCTTCAAATCACGAATCGGGACCATTTGAATATAGATCATATAGTGATATTGATAGTGATAATGATAGTGATTTCGATGCACAACAACAAGACATAGATCAAGAAGATACGAATTCACTAGAAACAAATATCTGTTATTATGTTTCAAAAATATCTATTGACAATGATCATCTAGCTATCGAATGGACTAAACGTATAGATGATATACATACATTTATTGATCCTTTTAAAAACAAAGAACGATACGAATATGAAAAAGAAGATAAATATTGTTATTTGATTGAAGCATTTAAAAATGGTAAACATATAACCGATATTTCACCAGAATTAGTTAACTATGTAAACCGATTAATTTTTTATACAGATAATACAGATAAAGAATCATGAGCATTTTAGGCGGTTTTTACATTTATCGTAAAGAAAACATAGAAGATCAATCAATGACTGATATTACAGGCGTTGTTCTTTTTAAAAATACCGGTAAACAAGTCATTTTTGGATATTTTAATATTTCATCAAATATTTTGAGACTTACCAATAAAAAACCATCGATAAATGAATTGGCCGATTTTAATCCTATAAATGAATTTATTTATACAAATCATTATGACCTACCTAATGCAGATAAAGGCATTTATTATTATCATCCAGAAAATTTAAAAGAGTTTATTCGTAAATGTTATATTCCTCCTTTACAATCAACAATATAGTCAATCAAATCAGGTATAGATGTATATTTTATAACTGGATATTCTAATGATTCTGTATTCAACCATGTACTATGATATCTATGACATCGTTGTAAATAATCAAGTGTTATATTTTCTTCACCATCTCGAGCTCTTTTTACGATACGTTCGGCACATGTTTCCGGTGGTATATCTAAATATATGACACCTGATAATGAAACCTCTTTTATAGCCTCAGAATACATTTTTTCATAAATTTTATAAGAGATCTCATCAATTAATCCATCATCATACAACATTTTTGCAAAGATATGTCCGTCAGAATGAAGAGAACGTTCACAAAGAATGACTTCATATTTATTCTCTGAATTATTTGAATGATTAAATGCATTTTTTATTGTATTTAATCGCGTATTGAATGCGAGAACTTGAAAAGCAAATGCATATTTCTTAGGATCTTTATAAAATTTTTCTAAAATGTTCTCACCGGTAGAATCACGAATCAATGTCCATACATCTACTGGTTCTCTCACAATACATATTTTCGAATTTCTCAAAGATTCGATTTCTTCTAAAATGGTTGTTTTACCCGCTCCAATATTTCCTTCAATCGAATAAATTTTTGGTAACATGTTGTATGAAGTATAAAATATATTTATACTTCATTCAATTTTATACATCTGCATATATTTTACGATCTAGCCATAAATCTTTCCAATATCCCGTTTTGGATTTATTTTTTTGTTCTGATCGATATTCCGGATACCAAGACATAACATCAATATCATCCTTTATATGTCGAATGTAACCAATATTATTTGATTCATGATAAGCATATTCCATTTCTGCTTTTTGATTATCTGTGAAAAAACTGCCCATTAAAATTGGTCCTGTAGGTTCAGTGCTTTCTTTTCCATAATATTTATTTTTTACATTTCTACAAATACGACGAATACATTTCATAAACACTGGATTTTTGGGTTTAGATATCATAATTCCAGTATAAACCGGTTTTTCAGATAATCCTGTTCCTTCCCCATTATATTCACGTGCAAAAAAGTTATCATTTGCAATATCTTTTAATCGAAATCCATCATTGCATTTATATTTTATATCTAGATACACACCGCCATTTTGATAGAGAACACAATATCTCCATAGATCGGCTTTGAATGTACCTGGTATTAATGCATCATAGGCATTGAGAACTTCTTCTTCAAAGTGTTTTTCTATGAATTCTCTTGACTCTTCATCTGAGAACAAATGATGTTCAAATTCTGGATTATCGCTCTTTAATTTTTCTACGCACTCTTTCATTTTTGGTGGCATTTCTTTTGAATGCCATGTTTGATAAATATGTTTTGGAACTTTGTCGGTATTGACTGATTCTCCATCTGCTGCTGCATTTGATTCAAATATATTTTTAAGTCCTTCACGATTTCTTCGTACATCATGACGAACTGTCAAACTATGAAATAATAATAATAATAGAGCAGCAAATACACCATAACGAATTTTCAATAAAGCATAATAAACAGTTATTAATAAATAAATGATAATATCTATATCAATATACATGGTTCTCTTTATACAATTATAAATTGCAAAAAAAACAATTGGGTAAAGTAGCTCTGCCTTCATATATTATCTCTTTATATTATAAAACATGCCAAAAATTAAAAATATTTTAGCTATATTTATACCCATATTATTTATTCTAGCATTGTTCATTAATAAAAATAAAACGATAGAAGGATCAAATACATTGGTTGGTAAATTGTTGATTATATGTATTATTTTATTTTATGCTGAAATGAATTTAACATATGGATTTTTGGCACTTATGTTTACAGTATTTTATTTTCGCATATTTTTTTCAATAGAAACAGATGAAATACTAGACAATGAACCTGAAAATGTTCTCATTACAAAACGAACAGCTAAAGTAAAACGGACCGATATAAAAGTACCATTAATAATTTATCAAACCTGGCATTCAAAAAAAATGCCACCAAAAATGAAAGAGTGCGTAGAAAAATTAAAGCGCGATAATCCAGAATTCGAACATCATTTATACGATTTAGAAGACTGTCGAGAATTCATTAAACTCAATTATGATCGTAGTGTTCTCGAAACATATGATTCATTAGTTCCTATTGCTTACAAATCGGATTTATGGCGATATTGTGTTCTCTATCAAAATGGTGGAGTGTATCTTGATATAAAATATCAATGCGAGAACGGATTTAAATTGATTGAAATGGCTTATGATAATGAAACCTTTGTATTAGATCGACCTTATGGTAATCCAAATATATCGTTTGAACAAGAACTCAAAATATTTAATAAAACCGATTTTTATGGCGGGGTTAAACCATTTATTACAGATTGGAAAGATGCACATATTGGAGTATTTACAAACCCTATCGTATCTGTACCAAAAAATCCTATTTTTATGGAATGTATTAATCAGATTGTAAAAAATGTAAAAACTGGATATTATGGATTTAATTCTTTATATCCAACTGGACCAGGATTATTAGGTGAAAAATATTTCAAGAAAAACTATGAAAACAAAATCAATAAATTCAAATATTTCAATTCAATTAACGGAACTTATATTATGGATAAAAAACGAAAAATATTATCTCATTATCCGGAATATAGGCAAGAACAAAAAGATTATGGTGAAAAAAATAAAAAAGGTGTAAAATATTATAGTGTTTTGTGGCATGAAAACGGTATTTATAAAACTGCCAAAATAAAAATAGATTGAAGTGCTAATTATTTTTTTTTGATAGGAATTGATAACTAAATAAAATATCAAATACGAACCCAAGTATCGCAAAATAAAATAGTATATATTCAATTACACTTTTTTCTTGAATGTTATAAAAATAATATACTAACAATGCAAACAATGGTATAGCTAAAATATCCGCATAATTACTCAAATAATCTATATACATTATATATAATATTTAATATTTTATCCTATGCATCGATAAATATGTTAATATTGGTTTTGGTGTATATTTTAATATATCTCTACAATAGGTAGTTGTTGGAAATTCTTTCTTACCATAAATATCTTGCAATAATAACCATTCAAATAAACCACCTCCGTAAATATATACAGTTTCAAAACCGATGCTTTGTAATTCGCTGTATTTTTTTCGAACACTGTCATCTGACGCATTTTTACCATAAATAATAATATGCATCATATTTGTTTTTTCTTCTTCCATCCATTTATTAACAAGAGATTCTTCGGTATTAGACGGAATTGTTCCAATAATTAGACATTCTTGTTCTAAATCACTCAATGTATTAATAATTACATATTTTTCTTGATTAAATATTGCATATTTTACATCTTCAAATCCAATATATTGTACTTTTTTATTTAATAACCAATTTTTGATTATTTCCATTGAATAATAAATTATCACAAAGAGTGTTTATATTTTTCATTCCAAAGATAATATAAACATAATATAATATAATATATAAACATATGGATCATCAAACTTGGATTAGACAACATTATATTATTGGAACAGATTTTGAAAGATATTTTATGAGTTCAAATGTTGATTTTACAAAATCAGATAAATTTGATTGTTTGAAATATTATATGAATAATATATTTTATACAAATGCACCTTTTTATGATTTATTTTTTAAAATTCAGCAATTAAATTATGCTGTATGTAAAATAAAAAATGCATATCGATTCAAAAAAGCACGATTGTATAATACAGATGATCTTTATATGAATCCTATTTCACCCACTGATAAAAATGTAGTTGTATTGTTACAAAATAATACAAAATATGTATTTCATATACGAGAATTAATTCAATCTATTAATAATTCGTTATCAAATTGCAGCTATTTTTTTTCTGAGCCGATAGTATGCAAAAATCCATATACAAATATTCCTTTTACTAAGTCTGCGTTATATAATATTTATTTTGCTATTCGCGAATCCACATATTTAATGCCTATTTTATTACATCAATATTTTTTATCTAATTTTAATTATTCTGATTTCTCCAATAACAACGAAGAAATGATCAATAATGAATATTTGAAATCTTATGTAGAAAATCATTGTTTGGAAAATATACATAAACAAGTAAAAGAAATGTTTGTTACTTATGATATAAAACTGTATGTTCATCGACGATTTCCCGAAGATATATTGTATAATATTATGAAACCATATTTAAAATTATACTTTATTTCAACCTATTCAATGAATTATTATAAAAAACATGTAGCAAATGAACTTTTAAAAGTTAAATTAAAAAAATTTATGAAATATAATCCAACGTTTGGAAGACAAAAAATAAAATTTTATTCAGAAAACATATTTCAAAAAGTAAAAAAAATAAAATATTATTTTGATGATACAGTAATACCATTTACAGATGATTTTGAAAAAACAATTGATATTACTTCATTTAGATCTAGTCATTTAGCAGAAATAAAAAATGGATCTAGTAATATTATTTCAGTATTTCCGCAATTACATAATGAAGAAAGTGATTCAAGTAATGAATCTATAATGAATTTTGCGAATACACATAACGATAATAATGAATTGAATAGTGAAGAAAATACAGAAAGAAATACAAATACTCAATATGAGTTGAATGAAGAAATTAAAGAAGATGATAATGAAAGTGAATATAATGAAAATCAAATATTCATTCGTCAAAATGAATCAATTATAGAGATGAATGAATATGACTGGGAAGAAAAAGAAGATATAGATAGCGTATAATTACACCCTTTATTTCAATATAAAATCTTTATAATTATATATATGAACATTTTTTCATGTTGTGTATTGAGAACAAAAAATATTCATGATCCGATTGATTTATCAAACATACCACAAATAATTACAGATATTTCATATAGTATATCAGACATTTCAAATGTGGACATTTCCAATGGCAATATTTATAATATGGATTGTTTGAATGGTAATAATTTGGTTACAGATAATTTATCTGAAATTACTCTTTCTACAATTGATATCTCTATTGATTCTGAACATATAAATCAAATAAATCAGAACGGGTATGCTATATGCGAATCTATAGACACTATTAATGATATTGTAGAAAATGTGAATAAATTAGCTGAAATCGAAGAAGAGAACAAAGGGAAAATAATCAATCAACCTATACACATTTGAACATTTATGATAGAATACGACATATAAAACACTCGACTACACCACTGTCGTATTTCAATAAAATTGAAATCATTTTTGAATATGAATGAAGTAGTATCCATAAGAAAACAATGAAATTCAATATCAAAAGTTATTTGGATTCTTTGAGAGAAGACGTTATAGTAATTAACATTGATTCAAAAGATAGTCATAATTTACCAAGTTTAACAAAATTCAAAAATTTATTACAGCTATTTTGTAACTATAATAAATTGACTTATTTACCTAATTTACCGGAGAACTTGCAATATTTATACTGTGATAATAATCAACTTACATCTTTACCTACTTTACCTAAAAATCTAAAATATTTGAATTGTAGCAGTAATCAACTTACATCTTTACCTGTTTTACCTAATAATCTACAATATTTATATTGTAATAATAATCAACTTAATTCTTTACCTACTTTACCAGAGAACATAGAATGTTTATCTTGTAATAATAATAAGATAAATTCTTTACCTCCTTTACCAGATAATCTATTCACGTTATACTGCGAAAATAATGAGCTTTCTATTTTACCGACTTTACCTGAAAATCTACTATATTTATATTGTAATAATAACCAACTTAATTCTCTACCTGTTTTACCAGAGAACCTAGAATATGTAGATTGTAAATTTAATGAACTCACTTCTTTACCTGCTTTATCAAAAAATTTAGCATTTTTATCTTGCGATTGTAATAGACTAATCATTTTACCTACCTTACCTGGAAACCTAATTACTTTGTCTTGTTACAACAATCAATTAACTTCTTTGCCGCATTTACCCGAGAACCTAGCAAATTTATTTTGCAATTATAATGAATTGACTTATTTACCTGATTTACCTGAAAATATGAGCGATTTATATTGCGACAATAATCCTATTTATCCGGTAATAGATAGTAATGATTTATTTAAAGTAAAACAAAATATACGAAAATTGAATCGATTACGCGAATTATTTTATAGTTTAAAATATAAAACCCAATTTAGAGATTTCTTATGGAAAAGAATAAGGCAACCCAAGATAGTTGAAAAATATCATCCAAGTTATTTGATACGACATTTAATATGTGAAGATTCGGACTTAGAAATGATTTTGAATAATTGGTAATTGTTCTGCCATGTTCTCAAAAAAGATTGTAAGACAAAATGAGAACCTATAAAAACAACAATTAGTGACTACTATACATATATAATTTATTTTTTTTAGTTGAGATAAAGCAAGACTGAATGCTTTTTTATAGTAGGTATATGATTCTCATAAAAAATATTTTATAATATACCTTTATTCACAAAGTTACATGCGCTAAGATATAAGAGAACGCAACTGATAAATATCATATATTTATAAAAATATATGATAAATGAAACCATAAATGGTAACAAATTAATTTGAATAAGCGACGCCGGCCATTCCACTCATCACTCTGAGAACATTGTAATTAACAGCATAGACACGTACTTTAGCAGTGGCAGTACCAGAAACTGTTGGCGAAGAAAGGACAAGCTGGAGAACAGCATTATCAATTCTGGAGAAATTGCAGGATCCGGAAGGTTGGTGCTCTTCTGGTCTGAGAGCAAATGAGTACACGCAAATACCGGTATCAGGGGCTCTTGTGTGGTGTTGGAAGGGTTGAACGATATCGAAGTAAGATCCTTCACGCTCAGAGAATCTGTCTTGGCCGTTGAGCTGGAGTTTGGCAGTGACAACTGGATTCTCACCCCAACAGTGGAGGTCAAGAGCAGTCTCAGCAAGAACGAATGTTCCAGCATCAGAAACACCAGATGTAGATGCATTTCCAAGTTGAGCATTGAATGGGTATTCAATAGATGTGTTTGCATTGTTGGCAGTCCATCCAGTACTGTTATAAGAGGCATCCAAAGCACCTGGCATTTGGAAGAGACCTTGAGATGTAACGAATCCTTGAGATCCGTTAATTTCAGCAGGTCCACCGAAGGCATGGATAGCATTAGGAAGAGCATCAAGCGAATCCGTGTAGTTAAATGGCTGAGCACCAAGTAATCTGAAAAGATTTTGAGTAGGATCAAGAGATGAGCAGTAATCGACGTTAGCGTCAGGTTGAACAACCCAGATGAGCTCCTTAACAGGATGGTTGAAGTTGAGTTTAATCTTGTTGGAAGAAGATCCAACAGATTCATCACCTGTGAATTGGACTTGCTCAATGAGGTATTCATGAGGGTTCTGTGCCATCTTGCGTCTCTCGTCAGTATCAAGGAAGATGTAATCAACATAGAGAGAAGCAGCAACGAGAGATTGCTGGTAAGCAGTGGTAACAGCTTGGGAACCAGCAGCAACTGTTCCAAGAGTGTTAACAGCCCACAAGCATTCGCCAATAGGACGAATATCCAAGTTGATCTTGACTTCGTGGTATTGAAGAGCAATCAAAGGAAGAGCAAGTCCAGGATTTCTGCAGAACCAGAAAAGAAGAGGAATGTAAAGAGTAGTCTCAGGAAGGGCATTTCTAGGAGCGCAAACTTGGGTAACAGCACCAGTAGCAGCACAAGGTCCAGCAATAGGAGCAAAAGCAGGATCAGTTAAATAGGTGAGTTGAGTGGTATTACCAATCAATTTGAAGTATCCTCTCTGTTGTTCAGCGGACATAGTGACTTGATTCCAGATGTGCATCCAATCACCATATTGACGGTCGATTCTTTGACCACCAATTTCAACTTCAACTTGGGAAACAAGTTGCTCACCAACGAAATCTAACCAACGAGCATACACAGCACTTCCAGAGGAAGCCATAGATTGGTTGATTTCAGGAAGAGTGACCTGAAGGTATGTTCTGTAAGCAAGATCACCATTTCTGGAGATCGTGCAAGTAACACGTCTGCCGAAATCAGCTTGTCCAGAGAATGTCTGTTCAATGGATTCCATAGCGAAGTTTGTGTGTCTGCGGTAAGACACTTTCCAAAAAGTAATCTCAGGAGTTCCAGTAAGGAAGACGTCTTGTGCGCCATAGGCGACGAGTTGCATTAAAGCTCCACCCATTATTATAAACTTTCTAAAGAAAATATTTTCCTGAGAAAAAAAATAGAAAGAAATTTGTTTACATAAAAATTAAAAAATTATTTTTTAATTAAAAAATATATCATAATATGTAGGAACGATATAATAAATTTATATCATTTTTGAATTTCTTTCAATAAATTTTTCTAGATAATCTTCTTGAAAAATTTCCTTTTTGTTTTCGTGTTTTTTTGTGAAAATATATTTACTATTTACCTTTTTAATGGTCCAACCTTTTTCTAAAGCATTTGTCAAAAATAGCATTTTTTGAAACTTTTTTTTATCCAATTGTATTTCTTCCATTACAGTATAGATAATGTTCTCGTTTTTTTATAGAAACTTATACGAGAAGTAATTTCTATGTAAATATATATAAAACAAAACGTGTGTTATATTATAATGAAATCATCAAAAACAATCGATGAAAAACATAAAGAAATGATTTCTATTTTTACTAAAAATAATAATGAGATCATTCCATCATTGCGAGAATCTATTGAATCATTAAAACTTCGTTTAAAAAATACAAAAAAAAATATTGATGAACATATGAATATTAAAGATGAAATTAAAGAAAATAAAAAAAAGATAAAATCACTTTTAGCTCAGGAAAAACGATATTATCTGGATAATTCAAAATATATTTTTTCTTATTTTGAACATAAAAAAGATATATCTATTGGAGGCGGAAATACAAATGTTCTCAATTCATTTTTTAAAATTCATACGAATGATCCTAATACGTCACATACAGAAAAATATAATCAAGCAAAGAAGATATATCAATCATATTGGAAGAATGTTACGAATGATTATATTGATATGCAAGATTACATTGTTTCTTCTGATAAATGTGAATACTGTAATATAGGTGAATTGATTCCTCAAGATGAAGAGGGAATATTAATATGTAATTATCGTGAATGTGGTAAATTTATTTCATATATTGTTGATTCTGCCAAACCGGCAAACAAAGAACCTCCA